GTACACAGCCGTTTTTACTAAATTGCTACTTAGTTCAGAATCCCTCCTTTGACTGGTTGATAAAGTTACATATATAAAAGCGCATAACAAAAACACCCGACCAATGCCGAGTGTAAATAAATAAGTTTATTTACTTATGCACTTAAATATTTAAAGTGATGATACCGTACACCTTCCTGATTCACCGTACAGTATCGCATGGTTGTCTCTGACTTTGCGTGCCCCGCAAATATCATAGCCTCCTGCAGAGGCATTCCGCGGTTCAGTGCATTTGTCAGAGCCGTCCTCCGGAATCGATGCGGATGTGCATTTTCTACGCCCGCCTTCTCTCCGATCCGCCGGATGATATCCTCAATTCCTGTTTTCGTCAGCCGGCTATTCGGTTTCTTGCTTCCGACAAATAGCGCCGGATCATTGTCTTTTCTGCTTTCCAGATATTCTTTCAGGTACATGTTGGTTCGTTCATTGATGTACACCGTCCTTTCTTTCGCTCCTTTTCCATATACAATCAGCTCTTTATTCGCATACCGGATATCTTCCCTGTTAATCTCTGAAAGCTCCGATACTCTGACTGCTGTGCTATATAGGAATTCTAGTAACGCTTTATCCCGAAGACTGTTGCATTTACGCAGCATCCGCTCCCGTTCTTCATCAGTATATGGTTTCCGGATCTTCTTTTCTACTTTTATAGATTCCACCAGCACCATCGGATTTCTCCGAATCCGGTCACGATCTCGCAGCCATCCGAAGAAGCTGCTATACACTGCCCGGACATTCTTTAGTGTCTGGTTTGCTACCTTGCGGATCATTTTATAAGCCCGCATGAATCCAGAAATATCTCCAGAATCTATGTTCTTCACTGGCTTATTGATATAGGTCAGTAACCGAACCAGTTCATACCGATATTGCTTCACTGTCTTTGATGCTTTTCCTTCCAGTGCTTTACTCATCAGAAACTCTTCCAGATCCACTTCCCAGCTCCTGTCTACAACCTGCAGGTCCGTTTCCTGGATTACTCTGCACCCGGTAAATGTCATCTGCAGCACTTCTTTTAGCTCCCGCAGCTGTACTTCATCAAGAATCAGCTGCATTCTTCGCAATACATCCATTATTTTTGCTTCCATACATTGCTCCTTTTTACTTTCAGTATATCAACTGGCGTACTGAATTAAGTAGCAATTTGAAAACGGCAACTGCCGATTCTGGTTGGAAATATATGACTAATGCAAATAATCTTTCAGAAAAGCTAAAATTCCGCAAAATAGGTCACATGGTATTTGTTGCTGGATCGATAAGATTTTCAGATAATGGAAAATTTGCAAACGATCAGGCTCTCGGCAGTGTCCCGTCAGGAATGACACCAAATGGTTATGGCGATTTTGAGTGCCTTATTCCAATAGCTATGCATAATGGTGGACCTGCTGGAACACAAGCACGTATATACATAAAAAATGGTGGAGTATATATCGTCGGTACAGATAGTGCCTCATTCGTAATGATTGCAACAACGGCTTATTTTAGCTAATTAGCTAACTGGTATAAAAATAGCTCTTGTCGCAAAAAGAGTCCATGTGCCTCCATTTTTGTACGAAGTAATATGAAGCTTATCGCCTTTGCTACATTTTCCCGTAAAAGTAGAAACTAATTTGTAATAGTTTCCGTTATTTCCCATATTTACATTGTTTAATGCACAAGCGATTTCCTGTTTATAGTTTTCACTGCTGATATTGGAGGAAACTATAACGATGAAAGCATATGTAACGCCAGCTTTCAAAAAGCTATTGGTATCCAAATTTGCTGTTCCTTGCGCCGTTGAATCAATGAATATTGGTTTCCTGTTCTCTAAAACAGTGTTAGTTTTGGTTAAATTGCTACTTAATTCAGCAATAGATCCCTGCACACTAAACAACTTCTTAACTTCCGTGATATTAAGTCCATTGAGGATGACCTGGTAAAGTGGCATGTCTGCTACAAGATCTCCTGACTGTATATCTCCAGTGGTATACCCTGGTACAGTCGGACTGTTTTCGCTTGGTGTTCCCTGGATTACTTTCAAGGTAAGTGATTCTTCATTTGTACTTGGATCTCTACTGTATCTGGCAACGATAAGGTCTACCCTTTTCATTCCCTGTGATCCATTTGTAATGGTGAGAGAATCGTATGTGTTCTTTTTAATCGATGCAGCACACCCTTGATGCATGATCACACCATCTCTTACTTTAATCTCATTGTTTGACGATACTTCCGCAGTCAACTGTGATCCTGTTTGCAGCACATAAGATTCATTTCCAAAAATTCCAATATTGATATCTCTGTCCTGTTCTGCAGTAACATGTGGACTTCCGGTATATCCTGTAATTATATCCATTAAGACTCTCCTTCCAATTTATACTCTACTTTTTCTTTGCCAGCTGAAATCGTCCATATCTTCCTTCCGATCGGCTTCTTCATGCTGGCACCGGTTAGATAATCTCGGCCACCAACGATGTCTCCAATATCCATACTTCCTTCTATTTTCTCC